TGGTGATAGTGAGTTAGATACTAGAGATTTGCTTAGAGGACACAATATAGTTATGTATCCAAATCCTATGAATAATATATTAAATATATTAACAAACGGACCGGTAGGTATAAAGGTATATGATATATCAGGAAAACTTATTATTAAAATAAAAGAAAATCAAACTCATAAAGGGCTAAACCAACTAGACGTAAGTTTATTACCTTCTGGTATATATAGCTTTAGCGTAACATATAATGGTAACACTAGCACAACAAAAGTATTAAAGAAATGAAAAGATTAAAAGAATTTTTTACACCTGATGTTGCGTACTTATCATTTTGGTTGGTGTTAGTTGTATTTTATATTATACTTTTCACTCTATTTTCTACATCTTGTAATGCACAAGGATTACATAAAATATTTAAATACTCTACTGTTTATGCTGCAGTCAATGGAGGTACATCATTAGGTAATGACCAAATATGGTCGGTTACTTCAGGCACATTAGAAGAAAGCATAATAGAAACTCCATTTGATTATACTTTTTCTATAGGTATAAGAAAAATAAAAAGATTTGGTTATGAAAACAGGGCTCTTACTTTTTATAATGGTACAGAAAATTCATACAGTGATGCTGCCACAATTGGTAGAGTCGATGGCTTTGAGTATTTATTCGAGGCTGATTTTGTACGCCGGTTAGGAATAAACTATACTAACCAACATCATTTTGTAAGATATATTGCAGATAAATTTATAAGCAAAGTAGAGTATTTAGAAGATGGTTTTGCAGACATAAAATACTTTGAAGCATCAGAAAGATTTAGATTAAAAATAGGCGAGACAGGTAAGCTATCTGTAAATATAGGAGCAGTACAGCGTCTTGCAGAACCATACGGGTTTGACCCCCTGGCAGACTGGGTGCTGGACAATGGGACATTACACTATACATACTTGGCATTGCAAGAGGGATACAATATAACATTAGATGGACAGTATTTAGCACCCAATGGAGAGGTAGTAGCAACTAGTCAAGAAGTGTGGGAAGAGGTTGTTATACCACAAGTAATAGATGATTATGTAGAAGCCCAAAGAAATTCTATATCTAATATAGTAGAATACTCTACGGTTTTAGGTTTTGACTATTACCATTTTACAAAAGACTTTTGGTTTCATAGCTGGGGTAATATTATGCCTTATCATATTGACACAAAAAACGTATATTCGTATTATAATTATAAAGGTAGTCAATGGATTGATTATTCGGCAGGTTTAATTTACGGATATAGATTTAATAAAAGTTTGGGTATATTTGTAGAAGGAAGGTATAATAAATACTGGAATCGCAAATGGCACAACTTTAGCGTTGGCCTTAATTATGTAATATTTTAAAAATGGCAAAAGAATTAAGCGAAGAAACATCATTTAATATAAGTTTAAAAACATTAGCAGGAATAGCTGCACTTATATTTACATTAGTAGGAATGTGGTTTACACTACAAAATGATATAGCAGATGCTAAAGAATTACCTCTTCCTCCTGACCCAGAAATTACTCGTATGGAGTATGACATGAAGGATCAATTAATACGTCAAACTATTATGACTACACAAGATGACGTAAAAGAAATAAAAACACAAATGATTAGAATGGAGGAGAAGATTGATAAGCTAAGATAATTATGAAAAAATTTTTATTCTTACTATTAATTCCAGCAATAGCATGTTCGCAAGATTTTTCGGACGGATTAGTTGTTGTTGAATTTAATGCTAGTTTTAATAAAACAAATGAAGTTGCTTGGTTGCCTAAGTTAACAGATTGTAAAACAGAAAGAATAGATATTACATCTGACTCAAGATGGGCTAGCGAATATAAAATAGTTGTTGTACCAACCTTAGTAGTTTTTAATAATAATGAAGAAGCTAAAAGGTTTCAAGCAAATATTATGATGACTATGGAAGCTACAAAAAAAGAAGTACAAGATTCAGTTGACGAAATAATAATGGAAGCCTTTTAATATGCCGTTTAAAAAAATAGGAAAAAATAAGTACAAGTCACCTTCGGGAAAAATATTTACATTAGCGCAAATTCAAGCCTATTATTTAAATAAAAAAAAGGGACCTAAAAAATGAGATTAAGTAAAAACTTTGTATTATCTGAAATAACAAAAAGTAATACAGCAAAAAGGTTAGGAATTAGCAATGAGCCTAATAAAGAACATCTTCAAGCAATGCAGTTGCTCATTACAGAACTTATACAGCCTATGCGCGATGCTATTGGTCCTATTCGTATTAGCAGTGGTTATCGCAGCCCTAAACTCAACAAAGCTATTGGTGGAAGTCGTACTTCACAACACTGCAAAGGCCAAGCGTTGGATTTACAGTTTTGGAAAGACGGCGAAATGAATAACAAAATTATGTATGATTGGATACTAAACTCAGGTTTAGATTTTGATCAAATGATAAATGAGTTTGATTTTGCCTGGATTCATATATCATTTTGTGATTCTAATAGAAGACAAGTTTTAGAAGCATATAAAAATGACAAAGGTAAAACAGCATATAGACACGCAAAAGATAATATAAAAGCATTATGATAAAAAATATAATTAAATCATTAGTAGGGCAAGCATCTACAATAATAGATGAAGTTGTTACTACGGACGAAGAAAGAGAACAATTAAAACAACAATTTCAAAAAGTTGTACAAGACCATGAAAAAGATATGTTTGCACTTGAGGTGCAGGATAGAAGCAGCGCTAGAACTATGTTTTCAGGCGATGGTTTTATACAAAAAGTATTAGCTGTAATATTTACATCAGCTTACTTTTTTATATCTTATTTTATGTTTAAGTACTTTGTAATGAATCAGCTAGAATTGTCTGATTATGAAATTGGTTTTATATCTACAGTATTTGGTGCTATGTCAAGCAAAGTAAATACTATAATAGATTTCTTTTTCGGAGGATCTTCAAAAAAATAAAATTAAATGTTTGAACAAATAAGAAAAATCACCATAGGTAGTGATATGAAAAACGGTATGCATTATGTTGTAGGCACAAAATATAAAGCACCTGGAGCACATTTTACTTTAAATAGTATTGTTTATGATGAAAGACATTGGATAAAGTATGGTACTTTAAAAGTAGATTTATTTATTATAATGGATAATACTGAAGAAGAAATTATGTGGAAAAGCTTTCAGGACATGCCAATTGCATTTGAATATAATTTAAAAAAACCTATTTATGAAAATTCCTAATAATGCTACATCAATTGATAAATATATAATTAGAGTAGATTCTTTACACAAAAAAAGATATTTAGGCGGAAAAGAAATTTATGTTGATAATACATTTAATCCTTTACAAAACGCTCAAACGATAGCTACAATAATTAAAGAACCTCTTAAAAAGTCTAAAAGAAATAAAAACATTGATGTTGGCGATCAAGTGTTAATACATCATTTTGCAACTCAAGAAGCAAAGCCAATTGAATTTGATGATGGAAATGAATGTAATTCATTTTACTTTTTTTTGGATGTAGGTATGATGTATATGAGTATTAAGCCTGACGGTAGTTATAAAACTATAGGGCCTTTTTGTATTATAACTAAAAAGTGCGACGAAGAAGAAGTTACTGATAGTGGTATATATACAGGATATACAAAAAGATACGAAGAAGGTGAAGGCAAAGTTTTAGTAGCAGATGACACGTTTATTGACGGAGGAGGTAAAGTAGGCGACACTATAATGTTTGCTAAGGGTAGAGACTATGATATAGAAATGCCTGGAGGTGATGTAGTTTACAGAGTGCGTACACACTCAATATATGCTATTAAAAATGGATAATAAGCAATATATAAATAGTACGCTTCAAAAGCTTATAGACGCCGGTAAAATGGCTATTGAAACATTAATTAATGATGTTGAAAAGCCTATATCAGACGAGGTGTTAGATGAAAAAAGAAAAAATGCTTTAGACAGTAAGAAAAAAGCTTTTTTAGACGCACAAGAAATATTAGAAGGTATTGCTAAGTTAGAAAAACAATTAGCAGAAGATGCAGATTATCTTGATCAAATATCTGAGGATAAAAAAGCATTTAAACAAGGCTTTGTAGAAAAAATGGCAAAAAATAATGGGGTACGATAAACAAAAAGATGTTGTATGGATATGTCCTAATAAAACTAAGGGAGATATTGTAACTATACAAAATCTTCGTATTGGTTTGCCTAAGGCTCCTCCTCGTAAAAAAATGCTATTTTATGATAAAAGTAAAAAAGACCAGTACTGGATTAGACAAGAGCTTGACCCATTATGTACGAGAGATAATATTGATAAATACGAAGACTTCATAATAGAAGAGTTTAAGCGCAGGAGAGAAGGTATATGGTTTTTAAATAATGGTAAACCTACTTATATTACAGGAAGCCATTATATGTATATACAATGGTCTAAGATAGATGTTGGATACCCTGAATACAGAGACGCAAATCGTCGCTTATTTATTTTTTGGGAAGCGTGTAAGCTAGATTATAGATGTTATGGTATATGCTATTTAAAAAATAGACGTAGTGGTTTTAGTTATTGCTCTGCAAGTGAAATTGTAAACATAGCTTCAAGCCATGAAAATACTGTAAATGGTATTTTATCAAAAACTGGTAAAGATGCTCAGGATTTATTTACGGATAAAGCCGTATATATATTTAGAAATTATCCTTGGTTCTTTAAGCCTATACAAGATGGTAGTTCAAACCCGCGTATGGAATTAGCTTTTAGAACACCTGCTCAAAAAATTACCAAAAAAAATAAATACACTTCTGTAGACGAATCTTTAAACTCTACAATAAATTGGAGAAATACAGGTTCAAACTCATATGATGGCCAAAAGCTAAAATTATTAATACATGATGAAAGTGCTAAATGGGTAAAGCCAAATAGTATAAAAAAGAATTGGCGAGTTACACGAACTTGTTTATTGCTTGGTAGAAAAATTGTGGGTAAGTGCATGATGGGAACAACAGCCAACGCACAGGATATGGGTGGTGAAGAATATAAAGAAATTTATAATAATTCTGATGTAACGAATAGAGATGCAAACGGACAAACTGTTTCTGGGTTGTATTCATTGTTTATACCAGCTTTTGATAACTTAGAAGGGTTTATTGATATATATGGGCAAAGCGTTATAAATAAACCTAAAAAAGCTGTTATGGGCATTGATGAAATGCCTATTGAAATAGGGTCTAAAGAATATTTATCAAATAGAAGAAAAGCTTTAGAAGGTAATAATATTGATTTAAACGAATTTAAAAGACAGTTTCCTTTTACTGAAGAAGAAGCTTTTAGAGCAGATGCTTCTAAATCTACATTTGATGTTGAAAAAATATTTCAACAAATGGATTTTAATGAGGAACACCCTGAATTAGTTGTTACTGGTAATTTTGTATGGGAAAATCCTGAACAAAAAGATAAAGTTAAGTGGGTGCCTAATAAAAATGGTAAATTTAAAATAACATACTTGCCAGATAAAGATGACAGAAACAAAACAGTTATTAAAAAAGGAATTAAGAGCCCTGGTAATGCTATTAATTATGTTGGCGGCTGTGACCCTTTTGATCATGATTACACCGTTGATAATCGTAGGTCTGATGGTGCTTTGTATATTTATAAAAGGTTTAATCCTTTTGAAAACGTTAGCCAAATTTTTTGTTGCGAGTATATAAACAGACCACCAAAAGCAAGTATATTTTACGAAGATGTATTAAAAGCCGTGGTTTTCTACGGTGCATTAATTTTAATTGAAAACAATAAAGTCGGAATTATTAACTATTTTCGTGAAAATGGGTTTGCAGGCTATTTAATGTCTAGACCCGAATATACATATAATAAGGCACCAAACTCTAATAAAAAAATGACGCCTGGTATTCCTACTGCTAGCGCAGAAGTTATAAATTTAATGGGTGATTTAATCGAATCATATATACACGATCATGTAGGATTTAAAGCCGATGGTACAATGGGTAATTGTTATTTAAATGGCTTATTAAAAGATTGGAGTGTATTTGAAATAGATAATAGAACAAAGTATGACGCTGCTATAGCGTCTGCTTTAGCACTAATAGGTGCTACCCATAAATTTAAAAAGAAAGTAAAAAAAGTTGACTTTAAGCCTTTTGTTAGAACATTTAACAAGGCAAGTAATATAAGAATGCGATGAGAAATAAACAAATAAAAGAAATAGGAGGTTATCCATCGCCTTTTGCCCCTAAAAAGGTAAAAGACAAAAAAGAGTACGGTCTTAAGTATTTTAAAAAAATGTATCACGAATGGTCTGGTCAAGGCCAAAATTCTGTAGCCGGGCGAAAGCGTAGATTTAATACAGCACGACAATATGCAAGTGGTACACAATCGGTTGAAAAGTATAAATCTTTATTAAACAATTCTGGTGACCAATCATATATGAATTTAGATTGGAGTAATTTAAGTATTATTCCAAAATTTGTAGATGTTATTGTAAATGGTTTAACAGAGCAAGAATATGAAATGAAAGTTTCTGCTATTGACCGTACTTCTTTAAACAAAAGAATAAGCGATAGAAATTCTTTGTTTGTTAATATGATAAATAAAGACTTTAATAAAGAGTTCAACCGTTTAGCAGGTAATACTCAATCTCAAGAAGAATACATACCTGAAACTAGCGAGGAGCTTGAGTTATATATGTCATTAAATTATAAGCAAAAAAATGAAATTGCAATGGAGCAAGCATTAACTGCTATAAAAGAATTAAATGACTACCACGAAATAAGACAACAACTATTAAGAGACCTTACTGTTTGCGGTATGGCTGTTTCTAAAACGGAAACAGATAGAGCTAGAGGCATAAAAATTAAGTATGTTGACCCTGCTAATTTTATTCATTCTTATAGTAAATCACCAGATTGTAAAGATTTATATCATGCTGGTGAAGTAAAAAGAATGTCTATAGGTGAAATAAAAAGACTATGCAAGCCTGGTGAAATATCAGAAAAAGAATTTGAACATATTGCTAGAGGTTACGCAGGTAAAAATAATAATCCTTATTCTTTTAGTGCTACTAGTTCTTATAATTCAGAATTAGGTTATGAAGAATATGAATACGATTCATTTACTATAGAGGTATTAGATGCTGTTTTTAAATCTAATTATAATATAGTATATGAAAAGAAAGAAAATAAATACGGATACAATAATATATACCGTAAAAAAGACGGATATAAGCCGCCAAAAAAATCAAAGTTTAAGAGAGAAGTAACTAATCAACCGGCTTCTATTTATTATAAAGGAATTTATATTGTAGGTACAGAGCATGTAATTAATTATGGTCCTCTTGAAAATATGGTACGTAAAAAGTCTACATTAGATGATACACCATGTCCTTATATAGTTTATATACCTAATGTGCACAATGCAACTAGTAAATCATTAGTTGAAAGAATGATGCCTTTTGCAGACCAAATACAATTAGCGCATCTTAAAATGCAATTAGTTATAGCTAAGGCTAGACCTAAAGGAGCTGCATTTGAATTAGGCGCATTAGAGAATGTAGGGAAAGGTGACGGTGCTACATTTACACCATTAGAGTTACAAGATATATATGATCAAACTGGTAATATATATTATAGAAGACAAGATGACGAAGGCGGTATATCAGGACCTATACCAATACAAGAATTAGAAAATGGTATTGGTAGAGATATGAATAGTTTAATAGCTATTTATAATCATAATTTACAAATTATAAGAGATGTAACTGGTATTAATGAAGCGAGAGATGCTACACAACCTTCTAATAAAGCATTAATAGGTACGCAAAAGCTTGCTCTTATGGCTTCAAATAATGCTACCAAACATATTAATAACGGTGAGCTTAGTATTACAACTAGAGTTGCTGAACACTGTATTTTAAGATTACAAGATTTAATTAAGTATTCCCCACTTAAAAAGAAATATATTGCCATGCTCGGTGAAGCTGTTATGGAAAGTATATCTATGGGTAAAGACTTTCATATTAATGAATTTGGTCTTAAAATAACTATGGCGCCTGATGAAGAAGAGCGTGCTAAGTTTGAGCAAAATATTCAAATGTCAATTCAACAAAAAGAATTACGTTTAGAAGATGCTATATTTATACGCTCTATAAAAAATACAAAGTTAGCTAATCAATGTTTAATTATAAGACGTAAAAAATATCAAGAAGAAGCTCAAGCACAAGTGCGACAACAACAACAAGCGCAACAACAAGCTCAAGCTCAAAAGGCTCAAGCTGAGATGCAAAAAATCCAGGCAGAAAAACAACTTGAAGCAAAAACTGCCATGGATATAGAAAATTTAAAGCATCAAAATGAAATGGCTAGATTACAACTTGAATATGATTTAAAGATGAAACTTAAAGAATCAGAAAATCAAGGGCTAGCTGATAAAGAAAAAATAAAAGTTGAGGGTAGCAATAAAGTGCAAGAAACTGCTAATGCAGGTAAAATGGCTTTAAAACAACAAGCGGCTGAATCTCCAGAAGCTATGGCTGACGTTGATCCTATGGCACCTGATTCAGGACTAGTTACAGAATTGCCTGCAGAAGAACAAGGGCAAACAGAACGTATGGGTGGACTTGATATGATGATGTAATGGGATTATTACAAATTAAATATGTAGATGCTGTACCTGTTGTACAAAAAAACGTAGGTGCTGTTGGAGCTTTGACTGTAGGAACAACTTATAAAATTTTAGTTCCTAGGTATGAGCAAGACGATTTAGAAGTAGAGTATACACCAGCTAGTGGCGAAAGAGAGCTTTCGAATTTAAGATTTCATGTATTTGAGCAATTAAAAAATGAAGGCTTTTTAATTGGAGCTTTAAGTTCAGAAGCTGTTGATACTATAATACGCATACAAAATTTAGATTTAGCAGATGATAGAATTGTAAACTTTGATGGTATTACAACTGAACTTGAAGATGATAAAGGCAATGACTATAGTTCAGGTACTTATGACCCGTTTGTTCAAAATTATAATAAAGGTGTAATATATACTATACCTTTTGACCAAATAACAAAAGTAACATGTGATGCTACTGAAGTAAAACTATATTATGGTAGTGGCACAAGTCATATAAAATTTACTATAGGCACTATAGATGTATCCGAAATAGATAGAGTTAGAATTCCTACATCAAGTGGAAATACAGGAAGTATATCAGAAGTTGCAATAACGGCTTCTTATTTATCTAGCGTTGAAGATTTATATATTTTAGAACAACAACTGTTTGATGCTATTATTTCCGCGGAAGAAGATGGTATACATATTTTAGATTATGACACCAAAAATATTTCCGCGACGCATGTAGCATCGTAACAATTTTTTATATATTTGCGTTAATAACTTAAATCAAATTAAATGGAAAATCAAGAAAATCAAGAAATTCAAGACGGGCCTATCAATGATTGGGTCGTTTCTGAAGGTCAAGATGAAGTTCTTTCAAATACTGAAAATACTGAAAATACTGAAAGCGTTGCTGAAGAGCCTGCTGAACAAGTTACTGAAAATGCAGAAATTGCAGAGGATGAAATAAGTGATAGTGAGTTATTAGCTCATATGCTTTCAGAACAATACGGAACAGAGTTTTCAAGCATGGAAGACTTTGATAATTTTTTAGCTGAAAACTATACACAAAAAGAAACCGAAGAACAAGCTAATCCTTTTGCTAGCGAAACGCTAAAGCAAATAAATGATTATGTAAAATCTACTGGTCGGAGTGTAGAGGATTATATGCTAACTCAAAGTTTAAAGCCAGACGAAATGTCTGATGAGCAAGCTGTAATGTTTTTATTACAGAGAGAAAACCCTGGACTTTCTGCCGATGACCTTAAATTTTATATGCAGGAAACTTATAAGCTTAATGCTGAAGAAGACTCAAATGAAAAAAGGTTCGGTTCTATAGCAATGAAAAAGGAAGCTATGCGTGCTCGCAATGAAATTAATGCATTTAAAGAGCATTATAAATCGCCCGTGTCTGACTTAGCTAATCAGCAACAAATGGACGAAGAAATGCAAGCGCAAAAAGATGAATTTTACAATGATGTTATAGAAGATATGAATGAGATTGAAGGTTTAACATTTGATATTGATGATAAGGGTACAGAGTTTACTTTTAAAATTACAGATGAGAATAGACCAGATCCTCAGGAGTATGTAAATAATTTAGATAACTTCTTTAATCAATACGTTGATCAAGATGGTAATTGGAATTATGATAGATTAAATACTGATATGTTTATATTAAATAATATCGATGATATTGTAAAGTCAGTTGCTAATCATTATAAATCACAGGGTACTGAAGAAGTTGTTCAAGAATTAAAAAATCCTTCTTATGAGGGTAAAGAAACTCTAAGCAATAATGATGGGACGCAATCAGTTGCGCAACAAATATTTAATGCTATGAGAGCAAATAACGATTTATAATTTTTAAAAAAATAAAACAATGGCACAAGTTGCACAAACCGGAAAATTAGGTAGTGATATAGTTGCTTCTGACTTTGAAATATCGGGTCGCGCGGTCACTACTACAGGTAATTATGTAGACGTCACTACAATTACCAATCTTGGCTTACAAAAGCAAGATATGGATGAAACGCTAGTTAAGCGTTATGGCGAACAAGGAATAACAGGTATGTTAACAGCAATGGGTAACGTAAAACCTACTGGTTCTGATGAATTTATGCACTTTGAAGAGCGTATGTTACATGATGAATATACTTTAGCAGGTTCTTCTGCAGTTACAGATGCTGACGAATCAGGTACTGCTATTGCTAATAATGCTAATGATCGTCGTTTAAAAATATCTTCTGCAGATTTAGCAGCTACAATTCGACCAAATGCAGTTCTTAAAATGCAAGAAGCTACTTTTGGCGGAGAGTTATTATTAGTAAAAGCTGTTGCCGGTGATAAAGTAGATGTAACACCTTACGCTGGAGACTATGCTTCTGATACAGCGGCTGATTATAATAATGCTAAATTCATTATTATTGGTCTTGAATTTGGTAAAGGTGGACAACAGCCAGATGGTCTAGAGCCAAAGGTTGACAAAAAATATGGTCGTACGGCTATATTTAAAGAGTCTTTTGCCGTTTCAGGGTCTGACGCTACACAAGTTGTATATGTAAAAGTAAATAGCCCATCTACTGGTAAATCAGGATATGTATGGTATTTAAAAGGTGAAGGCGATACTCGTATGCGTTTTGAAAACTACATGGAAGCGCAAATGTTATTTATGGACAAAGTTAGTAGTTCTTCAGGACTTGCTGGTCCTACTGGAACTGGAGGTAATATTACTGGTTACCAAGGACTATTGTCTAAAGTATTAGAAGAAGGTATTGAAGATTTAGCTCATGCTCAAGGTGGGATAGTTGACGATGATCAAGTAGAATCTTGGATTGATGCTATTGATAAGCAACGTGGAGCTAAAGAATACACAGCTTTTTGTGGTTTAAACTACAGCTTAGCTATAGACAAGTGGTTAGCTTCTAAAAATAGTTATTACGATGGTGGTACTAATTATGGAGCTTTTAATAATAGTAAAGACATGGCTTTAAACTTAGGCTTTACTTCATTCCATAAAGGTGGTTATACTTTCCATAAGAAAACTTATGAGTTGTTTAACCAAAGAGGTATGGCTGGTACATTAGGATACCGTGACAGAGCTTTATTTATGCCTGCTGGTATGAGCAAAGCTCCAAATGGTGTTAATTTACCTTCTTTACAAATTCGATACAGAGAAGCAAATGGTTACTCTCGTCAAATGGAGCACTGGTTAACAGGTTCTGCGGTATTACAAACTCCTAATTCAACTGAGGACGTTTTAAAGTGCCATTACAGAACTGAACGAGGACTTCAAGTTTACGGTGCTAACCGATTCATGATTTCTGATATTTTAGGATCATAATAGTAGTTATATTAGAGAAGCCCTTCGGGGTTTCTCTTTTATTATTAAATTAAATTAAATTAAAATTATTAAAATGGCAAAGAAAATGTCCGCGGCACCTACCGCAAAAGCAACAGCTACACCAACTTCAGTAGCTGCACCAACACAAATAAAATCTGAAAATATATATTCTAAGCTTTGGCGAGATTCTTATGATAAAGAAACTCAAAGAAAAAAGCCTGTTGTATTTGAGCTTGTAAAACATACAATTGATAAAAGAACAGGTATAAAAAGTTATCAATCTGAAGTATTTTTTAGAACTGAAGATTTAATATATTGTAAAGAAACAGAGCAAAGAAGAAAAATTAGATACGCAAGAGGTGAAGCTAGCATATATGTTGACGAGCAAAGTGATAATGCAAAGCCAACAATGGTTAAGTTTAATCAAGGCTTATTTATAGTACAACATACAGATCCTGCTTTAATAAAATACATGAGAATGTGTAATTTTAACAAAAGCAATCCTGATAGAATGTCTAATGCAAAAGAAGTATTTTTTGAAATTAATGCTGCAAAAGCTAAAAAGAAAACTATTGCGGAAGAAGTAAATATTTTAGAAGCTACTTCATTAGCATTACGTTCACCAATAGATAAGATTATTCCTATAGCAAAGTATTTAAATTTAAACACCAATAGATCTATAGACGAAATAAGATATGATTTAAAATCAATGGCCGCAAAAAATCCTACAGGTTTTGTAAAACTTTTTGATAATAAAGAGGCTATGTTTAAGGGATCTTGTTTAATGGCTAAAGATTATGGAGTTATTTCATTTAATGAAAATGAAATTAAATGGGGTACAGGAGTCAGAATTATGGCTGTGCCACTTGGTCAACCGCCACTTGAAGCTTTTGTTAAGTATTTAAAAGACGAAGGTAAGTTTGAAGAGTATTACGCACAGCTTGAAACTAAACTAGCTAATGTAGTAGGTAAATAGTATAATATACTTATAATACAGATTGAAAGTGGGGTTGTTATTGCAGTCCCACTTTTTTTGTATATTTGTGTAACATCAAAATAAGAACATATTATGTCAACAAAGGCAGACGTAAATCATATATTTAAGACTATAAATGCAATAACTAATAAAGAGCAAAAAGGCTATGTTAAGCCCTCGCAGTTTAATACGTTTTTGCAACAAGCTGAATTAGATATATTTGAAGAAAACTATTTTAAAAGTATACAAGCTAATAGAATACAAAGAGGTATTGAGAGCGATTTTCAAAGAACAGACGCATTAATACCTTATTTAAGACATATAACTGGCTCTGGGGCAGGATATATTTTGCCGGATAATTATATGCATATTGTTGCAATTTTTTCTGGCACAACAGAAGTAAAGTTTGTAAGGCATACAGAGTTAGGTAAAATATTAGGTAGTTCAATAGTAGCGCCTTCAAGTAGTAGTCCTATATATACTATAGCACCTACTTCAAATAGTGACACTACTCCAAACACTAAAATAAACTTTTATACGTCATCTGGAGGACCAAACAATATATCTTATAAGGTTGTTTATTTAGCGAAGCCTACGATACCTGTAAATGGTCATTATGTAGTGCAAGCAAACACGGGATTATTTGATTTATCCGCAAGTACTGCTTTGGATGCTCCAAAGTCAGAACATACAAAAATTATGCATAAAGTATTACAATATTTAGGTATACATCTTAAAGAAGGTGATATACTTAATTATGCTACAACTGAATTAATGAACGAATAATATGGCAACACGTAGACAAATAGCCGAAAGAATATTAAGAATACTACAAGGAGGTGACGTAAGTGTAGATTCCGATATTGATATTAGAGAAATTATGTTGCATGTAGACAGTGAAAGAGACAGCATAATACAAAAAAGAATATTAGAGTCATATAAGCCAGCAAATAAAAGATCTGTTGCAGCTCCAGCGCCACATGACGTGCTGGGTAATTATGTTTCTGAATCTATAATAAGTACAGGATTTGATTCTAACAGAGGACAAAGATTTATAACTATACCACAAGTGCCAATAGATTTACCAGACGGTGCAGGTATATTGTATGTAAAAGATGCTAATGACTTGGATACAAGTATTCGTAGAATATCAGCGGGTACAGAGTCTTTATATATAGATTTGCCAAGTTTTTCTGCGTCAAAAAGTAATTATTATGTGTGGATAAATTCTAAAATATTTTTTGGCGAAAATAATCCACCTTCAAAAGTTTTATTAGGTCTTGTTGCAATGTCTACATCTATTGGTGATGATGATATGTATCCATTAAGTCCAGGAGATGAATCTGCTGTTATAAAATCAGTGCTTGATTTATATAACTTAATGAATACTGTAAAACAAGATTTTATAAATGATAATATAGATCAATAAAAATGGCACAAGGTTTTAAAAACATATCGTTAGCTCAAGTAATAAAATCTTTGATGGTACAAATGGAGGTAATAGGTGAGCATAGCTATCTTAGATTATGGGAAATAGCTCGTAACGGTTTAAAAGAGTTAACTTTTGATACACAAGGCTATACCAAAACTGTATTACTTACAGTAAATGAAACAACAAATACTGTAAGCTTACCTTCAGATTATGTAAAATATACTAAAGTAGGAGTATATGCAGATGATGGGAGAATAAATTATTTAGCTTTAGATAATAACATATATATAGGCTCTCAAACTCCTACAGGCGCTGTAGCTGAAGAAAATATTGAAAATGATCCACCAGTGTATAAAGATAGAAGAGGTATTGGCAAACAATATGGAAGAGGTGGCGGACAAAATGCTTTTGGTTATTTTAGAGAAAACAGACCGTCAAGTACATTAGAGTTTGCTACAGGATTTGATTTTACAGAAGTAATATTAGAATATGTTACCGATGGTCTTAATAATGTAGATGCAAATGATAATGTTATTATACATAGTTTTTTAACTGAAGCTTTACGGTCGTATATATGGTGGCATCATATTAAGTATAAAAGAGATTATACTGCTGTAGATAAAGATATGGCTAAAAAAGATTATTATAATCAAAAAAGATTAGCAAGAGCAAGAGTACAAGGATTAAATAAAGATCAAGTACTTGTACAATCCAGAAAGCATATACGACAATCACCTAAAACATAATTAGATGGCTATAGATAAACGCACATTTAAAGGTGGTATGAACAAAGATATTGATCAGCGTTTAATACCTGACGATCAGTATAGAGATGCTACTAATATAAAAAATTTACATGGTGATGACGGCACATTAGGTGTTATTACACCTGTACCAGGACATATACAGAAAGGAAATATAAATGCTAATGAAGGTGCTCCTTTATTTTCTTTTAGCTCAGATGATCCAGCTGGTGGTGAATTAACAATTAATGTTTCACAATGGCAACCACAATGGGGTTATTATTTTGATAGCGAGGGAGATGAACAATATAAAGAAATTCAGTTTCAATTAGATTATAATTTAAGTGATGGGACCACTACTTATGAGCCTACACCAAATACACATATTGTAACTGAAACTGAGTATAATAATATTATAGCTGAGTTTACTGAAAATGTATCAAATGCGCAATTGCATAAAATTGTAGCAACCCGTTTAATAACGCAAGCTATCCAAGCAGATATTGCTGCTGATGCAACACTAGCTAGTCATATAGAAGTTACACAAAATGATAATAATATTGTTATACAATGTTTACAGCCAGGATTTAATTTAGCTAGTCCTGTTTGGTTAGACAACCATACTAGCCCTGCTCAAGACCCTTTACAATTTTCCGATGCTGTTTCATTACACCAAGGCAAAAGAAATTTACGATATACACCAGTATTAGCTTCTCCTCCTGTATATAAATGTGTAGGTGCTGTAAACGACGAAGTTGAAAGAACAATATATTGGCTTGTAACTCAAATATCTGGTGGTTCAGTATTATATGATTATGTATTACAGTATAAAGAATCTTTAGACACTATTAATGTTGTATATAAAGAAAAGCAATCTAGTACTACTGCAGCATTAAACTTTCCTAAAAATAGAAAAATACATAGTTTAAATGTTATAGGTAGTGAATATTTAGCCTGGACAGATGGTGTTGAAACTCCTAAAAGGCTTAATATAGCTAAAAGCATGAGAGGTTTGCAGTGGAGAGAGATTTATGGTAAAAGATTTTATGATAATCACTCGGCTACATATTCTAGCGAAGAATTTCAAAACGTTTTATTTGAAGGCAATGAAAATGGCTTACAGGATAAGTTAACTCTTGTAAGTGATTCAAATTTTGGATATGAGCCAGGAGATATTATTTACGTTGAACAAGACTTTCCATTTGTATATCATGAATATAACGGATATTTTAAAGTTACACACGTAAGCTCCGATGGAAAAAAAATTGTATTAAACCATGAGTTTATAAATTCTAGTGCAACAGTAGGTGGTACTACATATAGGGTAATAAAATATATTGAAGCTAATGAAAATCAAAATACTGCAGCGCGATATAGTTATGATTTTGATCCTATAACAAGATATTGGCCAGAAGCATATAATAATAACAATAGACAAATAAAAGAGCAATATATAAATGCTCATAAAAGAGGCCCTAGAGATAGAGCAACATATGAGTATTTAAGTGATTCTACAAAAAAGAAAAACGATGTGTTTGGGAGCGTTTGGCAGTTTTCTTATAGATATTTATACGACGATGAAGAAGCTTCAGCATTAGCGCCTATATCAGACGTAGTGATACCTGCACATATGTCTTTAAATGCAGCTACAGGAAGTTCATATGATCAAACACATCATAATAGAATAAAAATAACTATACCTAAGTTAAATGACGGTGGGAATAGATTACAAACAGAGAATCAATCTGGCGAGAACGGTTTGCCTGGCTCAGACACAACTCCAAGACTTCATGGCACAAATACACAGGGTAATGTAGGAATAGCGCATAGACTTTATGCTTTTCCTTCAAATATAAAAGCTATTGAAGTATATGCTCGTAAAAGTAATAAAGATCCATTTTTATTAATTGATACTGTAACTTGGTATACTAGTCTATGCGTAAATGAATATGCTGAACAGCCTAATATTCGAAGTGTTACTTCGCAAATTGTTTTAGACGGTATTTCAATGTCAGGTACTACTGAGGCAACAGACCCGTTAGTATTAAATCCTGTAAATACTAATTTCATTCCTTTTAATGATTTAGTTGTATATTTTTATAATGATGGTATATATCCTGTATTAGATAGCAGAAATGCAGACAAGCTATATGATTGGCTACCACACAAAGCGCAAACGCAAGAAGTAATAGATAATAGTAGCATTATATATGCAAATGTTACTGATGGTTTTGATAGTGCATGTCATTTTGATGCAAGCGTTGAAGCTCAATATAAATCTTCTGATGACAATGATAATCCAACGGGAACAACTAATTTTTCTGTTAATGTTGGCCCTCAGTTTCAGGTTTATGTAAATGCCGGTAATAACTATGAGGCTAACGATACAAGCTTTGGATCTCCTAATGCTATATCAAATGATCAACAAGTACCAATTGGAGCCAACTTAAGTGGTAGTCCAAATTCACCGGGGACAAAATATAGTTATGATGATCCTTGCCCTGGTATTAAAAACGGTCATGCACTAGTGTCATGGCCTGGTATTGACGGAACAAATGGTTGGGGGTCAAGTAGTTGGGAAAATGATTTTAAAAAGAATAGATTAATATTGCAATTAGATTTAAGTAATATACCTACAAATGGTAGTGGCTATGTTGATGTAGGTACAACATTTATATCTAGTGGTAGTTTTAAATTTGCCTATAAATATGGAGCGGGCCAAAATCCCAATAAAAAATTTGGTATAGGACATCAATGGGAAGGTGTTACAGCTACTGTTACAAATGAAACAACAACTAAACAGCAGTTTGGAGATGCAATAGCCGATGCTTTTGCCAGTCTTGGTACTCATTTAGTAAGCTCAGGAACTCATTGGGGCGTTGGAAATTGGAGAACTACTGAAGTTTTTGCAGATGGTACTTTCTATGCACCTGCAGCTGGACAAGGTAAGCCAGGCAATATGTTATATATTCATTTTAGGCAAACAAGTGTAGCTGGTCATGAAACAGGATTTTTAGCAAGACCTAAGATGGCTAGATGGTCGTTTGAGCAAAACTCTCGTATTATGGATGCTGCTTCAACTACAGCTACATTTAAAACTGGCGCATTTCATGATTTTGGTATAGTATATGGTAATAATAGAAATCAAACTTCATTTGTAAACAGGTCTTCAAAGACTAGAACATATGTAAAATTTCCAACCGAAAGAGGTAGTGCTTCAACAGACGGCGTTAATTCAGATCAAACAGATGCTTTAGGTTTGCCTTCACTTAAATGGAGTATAAATCACACGCCGCCTGATTGGGCCGAATGGTATCAATGGGTATATGCTGGTAATACTACAGTTAAAGACTTTTTGCAGTTTACTTCAGAGCGTGTAGCAAAAAATATAAATGATTCAGGGGATAGAAAAATATATATTAATTTAAACTCTTTTAAAGGTGAAAAATACAGTTATAAAAGTATTGATAACCCTTTAATTGATTATGTATTTGGTGAAGGAGATAGAATTAGATTTCTTAGAAACTCTGAAGGTGCTGTAGAAGAATACATAGATGTACCCGTGCAAGACGCAAAAGTATATCAATATCAAACTGAAGAAAGTGATATTGACCCTGCTTTAAGTAATCCTTTACGACAATTTTATGAAGCTAAATTTAGTAATACAGCAGACAGAAAAAAATATATGGCTGGCTATTGGATTTCATTTAATTCGCCTGATGTTGCTGGTTGGAGATGGGAAGACATTAGTACGTCAAATGATGGTAATTATCATAAACTATTATTTGAAATATATAATCCAAAAAAACAAACTGAAGAAGGACCTATATTTTTCTATGGTTTTTCAAATAAAATACCTATTGAAACAGACTTAGATACAGGAGATAAATATCATGCGTCTGACGGTACAGGTCTTGATCAAAACCATGATACAAATACAGAACTCCGAACACCTGCTACTGGATACTTTACAAAAGGAGATGTTTATTTAGTAGGAAGAAGAACAGTTGATAGCCGTGTTTCAAGAATTGTTGTTAATTACGCATCAAATAATTTTGAAAGTTATTTTGCTAATGACTTTATACAATCTGATTCTTACAATAAAGGAAGAAAACATACATATAATCAATATGCTAAAGAAGAGCATAGAAATACAACAGTATATTATTCTGGGCCGTATTTACCTTCTTCAAATGTAAATGGACTAAGTGAGTTTAATTTAATAGATTTACCTTTTAAAGAATACTCTATAGGATATGGCGATATTGAAAGAGCTATAGAAAGTGACTCAAACCTAATATTATTTCACTCAAATAAAGTAACAAGAGTGATGGTGCAAAAAGCATTATTAATGGGAGCAACGGGTGATAGTAATGTAGCATTGAGCGATCAAATTTTATCTGTTGCTACACCATATGCAGGAAACTATGGCCCCGCTAAAGCAGCAGAAAGTGTAGTAAAATATGGTAGAAGAATATATTTTGTTGACCCGCTAAGAGGTTGTATGGTTAGACTAAGCACAGACGGACTTACACTAATATCACAAAATGGTATGAAAAGTTACTTTTTAAACTATTTTAGAGATCGTGTTGCTTTTTTAGGTGATCGAGGCTTTGATTCATCTTATACACATGTAGGAGGTGTTGATCCTCAAACAAATGAATACATTTATTACGGTGAGGCAATAAGCACGAAGCGGCCTGTATTTGACTCCGCTTTAAATAGAACTGTTGGTTTTTATGAAGACCTTAATAAATATGTTTCATTCTATACATATAAGCCTGAATTTATGATGAATTTAGGAACAAACTTTTATAGCTTTCAAAACGGTTATTTATACTTGCACAATCAAGATGAAACAAAAGCTAACTTTAATAAGTTTTATGGGGCTACAACTTCAGATGCTTCAAAAATTGAGCTTGTGTTTAATGGTGAACCTTCAATGATAAAAACATATAATAATTTATCTTTAGAAGGTACATATCCATGGACACCAGGTAATTTTAAAACTGAAAACTTTTTAGCTGCATTCCAAACAGATGCAGGAAAATTGCATGCGCCAGGAGGAGAGCACTATTGGCAAAGAAAAGAAGGTGTATATTACATGCCAGTAGCCTTAGGTTCAAAACAAGAATTTAAAGATTATGTAGAAAAAGTTAGTTTAGAATATGAAGGCATATCTACAGTAACATATACAAGCGATACAATTTTAACCTGCTCTGGCATGACAGAAAGTGAAGTTGCACAACTAATAACTACAGGAGCTAATTATGCTTTATTTGATGGTTCAACACCATCTGTGCCTAAAGTTGTAACTGTAGAAAGTATTAGTGGAAATGAGTTAACTGTAACTATTGAAGCTGATGGAACTTTTGTTGTTGATAGCACATATTTCTTAGTTAAAATACTAAGTCCTTGTGTAGGTATAGAAGGAGAAAGACCTAAAGGTGTATTTGCTACATGTGATTTTTCTATTGTTCCATCAGACTATACATATTTAGATACAGATCAAGATTTAATAGAATTGTATGCGGTTAATGTAGACATGAGCTACAGCCCATTGTCTTACAAAAATAATTAATATATTTGCATAAATAACACAATATGATATTACAAGGTATAAATGAAATAGTAGGTGGTATAAAAGACAAAAAGGAGGGTAAACGTAACCTTGCAGAAATTGAAAAGCAAAGAGATGCCCTTACGCCTAAAATATCAACTATAGCACAAGAAGATCTGTTAAATCCTTATGATAAAGGAATGATTAACATGATGCAAAATAGTCAGGCTCAAAGGCAAGCTAATCAAATGGCCGCTGCTGGAAGAAACCCATTAGCTATGGCTAAAATGTCAAGTGCAAATACATCTGAGGGTTTACAATCTGATTTAGCTTTATTGCAGTTTATGGATCAAAAACGTTCGGGAGCGCGTCAAAACTTTAGAAGTGAAGAGGTTAGTGTAATGGATAAAAAATGGCAAGACTTCCAGGGAAGAAGAGGCGAGGCTCTTGATTTAATACAACAAGGTAAACAAAGAGCAAGCCAAGGTTTAGGAGCTATTGATTCCGCAATAACATCTGCCGTAACAATGGGTATGGGTAGCGGAGGAGGAGGAGGAGCTACGGCTCCAGCGCCAGCCGCTAATATAGCTGCTAATCCAGGTACAACTAATACACCTGCTCCTGCTCCAATAGACAATACTGACCAATACGGGGGTATAGGGCCAGACCCTAATTATGGTTATAACCCGGGTTATGGAGGACAATAAAATATAGACATGAGTAATTATAAAAGACAACAATTTGATTCTGGTATAACTCAAAACGTACGCAATAACTTTGCACGTTTTGATCGGGCTGTTCAATTAAGACAACAGCTTAGAGAACGAACAGAAGAAAGAATGAGAGCTAATGCTGGCGTTTTTACTCCTGATACTTTAACTACTGAAGTACACCAAAAATTTGGCGGGCTAAAACAAAAACTACAAAGCTTAGTAACCGACAAAGGATTAGCTAATGCTCCTTTACTAGATAAAAAATCAGACTATTTTAATAACGCTGTAGAAGCAAATTATAATGCTACTAAACAAAGTGCTACAGACGGGCTAAAAGCTATGAATAAAGCTATGACAGCTTATTCAGAGTATATGAAAGCATATAAAGAAAATACCTTAAATTTTAATGAAGAGGAGTACGAAAGCATACAAGGCAAATGGGCTCAAATAAATGATTTTGTAAATCAGCCAGAAAGATTAGGTTTTGACGAAAATGGTAATATTACAATTGCTGTTTATAATGAAGAAACGCAAGAGGATGATCAGGTACCCTTAGCGCAGTGGGACGCTTTAAATTTTGAAGCTGCTTTAAAGCCTGTTGCAGAGCCTGATTATACCGAAAATTTTATTGGATACTTAGGGAGTAATCCAGAAGACTGGAATATAGCTACACAGGACGCAATACAGCGCGCTGGAGGGCGTAACAATCCAAACTTCTTAGGAATGGTTTCAGATTATATTGAAAGCCAATATGGAGAGAATTTACCAGGGCACGACGATATGGTAAATGATCCTCGCTACCAGCAAGAAGCTATTGATAGAGCAATAGAATTTGCTAAAAATAGAAAAACAGAAAGAACTACAGGTGGTGGACAAAGCAAACCAAAGCCAGCTTCAACAGATGATATAGATAAGCTTTTAAAAATACCAAGTGCTGTACTTAGCCCTCTTAGTAAAAATAGAGACGGCAGTTTAAAAGATGATTCAACTCTTCGTAGATATATACAAGATAAAATAGCTAGAGGTATTGCTAATACATATTCAGATGAGTTTAGAACTTTTATGGATACGCAAGGTTTTAGAGGTAAGCCATATACAGCACAAGATTTAGAAGATGCGTGGGTTGAATATACGCGTGCAGCTATGGTTGAACAATATGAAGACCCTAACATTGCTTCTGCGGCAGCAGGTGGTGTAACAGAAGAATATCAAGATAAAGTTGTAAAAGGTGGTGTAACTAAACAAGTACCTGCGGCTGTACCAACATCAAGTATAGGTGTTGCTGAAGGAAGATATAACAGCGATGATGTAACATATAAAGAAGCTGATAATGAGCACTTTGTGACTCTTACAGATCCAACTGGTATGGGACACTTTGCATATGATTTAGAAGGTTCTTCTTCAGGTGGTAACTTCTTTAGTGTAACAACTAATATAACACCTTTCAATGGAGCTATACAGATAGGACAAATTGGTAAAGATGAAGATGGTGGTGTTGATCCTTCATTCCCGCACCAACAATCGGGTGAAGTAACATTTACTCCAACTCAAATATTAAACAATATTCCAGTATTAAGGCAAGACTTTATTTTTGATAGATTTAGCCCGGTAGGAAAGTCAAGAACTTTTTTTGGATTTGAAGGAGATAGAGTACCTGGTTATAATTTAAAACCTGGGGCTATTCTTACAGACGACTTAGTAGCTTTAATTAAAGAAAAACATCCTAAGGACTGGAAAAAATATATTGGGTTTACATCAGCAGCAAAAGGTAATGCGGTATTTAGTGAAGATAGAAAAAGAACTACTAGAGAAATGCTTGTACCTTTAAATCAAATACAAGCTCAATTACAAGAAAATACTGGACATAATTTTGCGAACATGACAGATCCAGAATATAATTTACAAAACCTATCATCTGAGCAGCTACAAGCTGTAATGCAAAGTAATATGTATAGTGACGAATATAGAGATGTAGCATCACGCCTATTAGGCTTAGATTAATAACATATGTCAGACGAATTAGATTTAACTGCAGACTTGCAGAATATAGATGATGCCGTAAGTACTGTTGATACTACGCTTGTTACACCTAATGATACAATTAATGTATCTAGTACAGATATAGACCCTCTTGAAGAACTTAGCGAAGAAGATAAAGCTAAAGTTCAAATATTTAAAGAAAGAGTTTCTGAAGACGAAGATAGAGTACAGAGCTATATTGACTATTTAAAAGAAGAATCTGTACAGCCTACAACATCTCAATATGACACAGAAGAGGAAAAACAAGATCCGCCTACATGGGCAGAGCAATACTCTCTTGATAAAAAGCAAGAGATTATGGATTCTTTGGATATTGATTTTAATTTTCAAGAAAACAATTATGAAAATGTAGATTATAAGTATGAGCCTTTTGGTCTATTAAATAATGTCTATTTAAATGATGATAATTTTGAATCTTGGTTAAATGGAGAAGAAAAAAGTGTTGATGAACATATAGATGAAAAAATTAATACACAAATAGGAGGGCAGCTAGCAGAAAAAATATCAAACCAAATAAGAGAGCAAGGCTTTGCGACTGAGTTATATACTGAAGATGACAGAAAAGAATTAGTTGATTTAATACGTGAAGAATATAAGTATAATATAAAAACAAAACGAGCTGATGATGCTCGTGAAAATTCGTGGCAGTCTGCTTTTAGTGAACAAATAGCAAAGCTTAAAGAATCACAAATACAAACTTGGGGTTTAAACGAAACAACAAATTTACCTAATGCACCTAAGCTAGGTAACATATTATCAGGTATTGAATATGACAGCGAGTTAGATTGGGAAAATAAAAATAAAGCTATTGCATATAATCAGCTGCATGATGCTACTTTGAATACTGTTTTAGAAAATCTTAATACAGAAAACCCAACATTAAAAAATATATATGAGCTTAATGAACAATTAAATGAAGCTTATGAAACATATCAAGCTACACCAAACTTTACAACTCAAAATCAATATAACGAAATATTAGCAAAGCTTGAGGCTGAAAGAGATAAAGTAGGTTTTGGTAAATTTCTTCGTAATACAAAAGGAGAGATTATAGATGGGGTTACAGAACAAGAGGCTGTTGAATTAACAAACGAGGCTCAATATCGTTTTGATATTTTAGAGCACATGTACGATTTGCAAAACCCAGACGAACTGCATACATTAAAAAATAGATGGCTTAAATCTAATGTGCATGTTGCCGATTTAGAAAATCAAATTAAAAACTTTTATCAAAATAGACCAGCGGGAGCAGCTGATGATAGGTTTGGTATAGACGCAGAAGGCGATATTCAATTTGATAAATTAAGAAAAAAATTATTTTTAGCAAAAGCAGATGCAGAAGCTATAAATCATTACTATTTACTAAATCATAGATATTTAACAGGTGAAGAAGCTTTAGATACATATAAAGCAGAAAAATTTGGCCAAGGATTAATTCAAGGCTTAGGAGTAAATCCTATAGATGCTGCCGCTCTTTTTGGTACGCCCGAATATAAAGAGGCTGCCGCAGTTAATATTTTAAATGAATTTGGCATTGATTTATACGACGAGGAAGAAGAAGCTTTAGGAGTTAGTACAGGCGAAGAGTTTACCATGGCCGTTGGTGATATGACTTCTTTAGTAGGGAAATTATATTTTGCGAAAAAAGTTGTGAATCCTATATTTTTAGGAGGGAGCTATGTGTCCACAACATTAGGCGGTTTAGCTTCAGCTAAAAGATTACAAAAATATCCTAAGCTTGCAAAAAAGTTAACAGGGTTATCTAAAAACGGACTTTTAGGTAGCTATTATAAAAAACGTGTAGATGCTGGCGGTAAATTATTATCTGGTTTATCTTTTAAAGAAAAAATGATGATGGTAATGATAGGAGGTACAATGGAAGAAGTTGCTTTTCAAACCGTTGGAGGACACACCGGTGCAGGTTTTGGATTTGGAGCAGCTAGATTTTTCCCAATAAAACTATTTGGTGCTTGGCAACCTAAACCTATGTATGCTAGATTATTTAAAAGAAATGTTTTAGGTAATTTAGGTAAAGCTTCATCAGCTACATTAGCTATGGAAGCTGCTGAAATGACTCGTGGCTTTTATGAAATAGCAAGATATGATGATACTTTTATGGAAAAGTTTGATGAACTATTTCCAGGTGTAGATGAGGTTGGTAGGCGACTACTATTCAATCTTGCATTAAATTCATTTTTAGGCATATCAGAGGCTTATAATCCTGCTAGTATAGGTAATTTATTACGCAGTAGTTCAACATATAATCCAGCAACAGGCAAAAACGGCGTTAGCCCCTTAAAGCTTGTAAAGGATAGAATGAGAGAAGACTTTGCTACTAAAAAGGCAGATATTATAGCGGCACGTAATTATTTATCAAATGATATTGTGTGGGGAGGAAAAGGCCGCGAAATAAATAAAGATAAGATAGAAGCTTTTGATGCCGATTTAAAATATGCATTTGATTTTCAAAAAAATGTAGAAAACTTTATTCAAAAGCAAACTATAATAGATAACAATAGTACTTCTGCTGGAGCCTATGCAAATGGCATTATAGACTTACAAGCAGGTCTTATAAATAATTTATTATATAAACCGCCGTTTTGGAAAAAAACAAGTAAACGATATATTAATAAATTAAATGAATTAAATAAAAAATTATACGGTTCACAAGCTGTTGAGTTTACAGAAAAAGACTTTGAAAAAATAAGTGGCATGTATGCTCCAATGCAAATGTATAATTATTATTTAAAAAGACAAGAAGACCAGGAAGTTGCAAGAGCTAAATATTTACAGCGATATGGTATAATAAGAGAACAAGCTTTTATTGACATGGAGTCTGGTAAAGAAAGACCTATTTATTTTAGAATAAGACAAAGTAAAACCGGTGGTACTGGTGGTGACTATTCTTATATAGAAGGTAATAATAATTTATCAGGATATTTTGTAAGAAGAGGGGCTGATGGTAAATATTATAGATTAAGTAAAGGTCAAGTTAAAAAAATAAAACAGGCTGATAAAGATCGAGCAACAGAAATATTTGAAGCTGAAAAAAGAAATATAAATAATAAAACACCTGAATTTATTGGAGATGGTAAAGAAACAGGCGGTAGCTTTAATGTTGTTGAAATAAGCAATAATACTGTTGACAATCAAATAGGATTTGAAAAACAAAAAGAAAGACACCAAAGAAATCCTAAATTATTAAAAGGGCTTGAAGTGGCTAAAAAGCTTTTAAATATTATGCCAAAAGAAATTGGTGTAAAGTTTGTATTTCACACTGAAGCTAATTCACTTGCAAAAGTTATTAATGCTCGTGCAGCAGAAAAACGCGCTAATCTTATTTCTAAATTTAATAAAGGCCGTTCTAAAATAGATGGTGTAGAAGGGTATAGCGAAACAAAGTTTAGAGAAGATTTACGCCAAATACAATCGGATGCTTTAAAACAATCTAAAAATCCTTTTATTGTAGGTAAAGACAATATAGTTCATGTTGATGTGTCTATAGACTCTTCGCTAAAATCAAGAGATATTCCTTATATATTAGCTCATGAGCTTGCACATCCATTATTAGAAATGATTAAAGTTGTAGCACCCGAAGCATATAGAGAGTTGGAGTTTCAAATGAAAACAAATAAAAAATATGCTGAAAAATATGCGTGGGCACAACAAAATTATAAAAAACCAATAAAAGGTATACCTACTGATGTAGAACTAGCTAAACAATTAGCAGATAACCAAAAGCTAATATTAAACGAAACAATGGCTGAATGGCTTGGTAGTGAACTTGCTAAAGATCAACTCACTCCTAGCGTTACTCGTGGCTTAAAAACAGCTTACAGTAACCTTATAGGCAATGCCATGACTGAATTATTTACAAAAACAGGTACAGACTTTAGAAAAATAACTGTTGGCGATTTATCTGATTTAAATTCTTTTAAAAATAAAATTGTACGAGCTGTTCGTTCTGGTAATAGATTATCATTCAGTCCTGAAATAAAGTTACCTATTATAGAAGGTAAAGCTGAAAATGAATCTTTTAATATTATAGGCGAAAGTGCGATAGTAAAAAAGCATAAGCCAGGTGAAAAAATATATGATGACTTAATGATTGCTCGTGAAATGAGAAGAGATAATCAAAGTCCGTTTGATATATATAAAGAAACAGGTTACTATTTAAATAATACTGGTAAGCTGATGTCTTTTGAAGGGCCAGGTTATTTTACTGAAGGCGCATTAGAAAATATAGTAGATGTAATATCTAAAACAAGCGCCGCTAGTCCTTTAAACTATAGTATGTCACTTGGCAGAATATTAGAAGGTCCATATAAATTATATTACCCAGAGCTGGCTGATATGAAACTTACTTTCAAGTTTACAGAGCAAGCTAGAAAATCCCATGGTGTTTTTGCAAATATTAATAAAGGTATTGAAATATATTTAGACCCAGAATTAAAAACAAAGTCAAGAGAAGAATTATTAAAATTTTTTAAGCAAGAATATAACATAACAAGTGATAATGATTTATTTGATTTAATGGAGGGCGGTTTGCCTGGTAAAGACGTTTTAAGTGTCATAGTTCATGAAACACAACATGCTATCCAATCTTTAGAAAGCGGATTAGGACTTGGCACTAATACAAGAGATGTGATGAATAAGTTTGCGGGATTATATTTAGATAAAAATATGGCTGCAAGAATTAAACCACTTCTTGTAAATACAACTGAATTAAGAAAAGAAAAAGAAAAAAATCAAAAAGATTTAAAAGATATACAAACTCAGCAAGAATTTTTAGAACGTGAGCAATCAAGAGAAGAATATATTGAGCTATTAAACAAGCAAACTAATATTAAAAAATTAGAAACTTGGAGTTCATATCAAGAGCAAAGATTTAATGATAAGTTTTATGCAGTTGCAATGGCTGAAAAAACTGCAATTGAAAATTTATTAGGTGGTGGTAGAAATGTTGTTCAAATGCCTAAAATTAAAGATTACTTACCTACATCTCTTAGATTTGTATTTAATGATTTAAATAAAAGTGTATTAAATAGATATAACGAATTACAAGCAAGAGGTAAAGAAAACTTAACTGAAACAGAAAGAGCTGAAATACTAAATAGATACGAAACTATAGTGCGGTTATTAGATTTAACTGCATCATATCATAATTCAAATGGTGAAATAATTGCTAAAATGGCTGAAGCTTTTAATGCTTATGACAAAGTAGCTTATGAAGGAGGCTTTGATGCACTAAGTCATGAAGCAATATTTCAAATAATGCAATCTGATTATGATGTACCTTATACCGGAGAAAAAGGCTATTTAGGTTACGCTCTTGATAGAGTTAATAAAACTAACCCTGAAAAGTTTATTCCTTTTGGACATAAATATGAACAGCTAGGTCAGCAGGTTACGATTGAAGCTGCACCAGATACAGAGCTATTTATAGCAAGAGAAAAAGTTACAACCCCTGATACTTATTTAGAATATCTTTCTAAGTTTGGTAAAAAGAAAACTTTTGTAAAAAGATCAGGCGGTCCGCAAGGATTAGGTAAGCTGTATGACGATAAAACAGCGGATAAGTTAAAAGCATTGGGAGAAATATCAGAAGCTATTGTAGATTACAATGGTGATGTTATTGGAGCTCGTAAAGAACAGCTCGACAATTGGTTAAAAGAAGCTATTCAATATAGCCAGTTTACATCAAAACTATTTACATCTGAAGAAGGCGAAGCTAAACGTAGTGCTTTACACGAACAATATTTAAAAGAAAATCCTAAAGCTACAGATAAAGATTATGAAGCTGAAATACAACAATGGATTACTGCATTAAAATTAGTTGATTTTACTACTGAAGATTTTCAATCAAACTGGGAAAGTCATTTTAAAGCAATACAAAAACTTGAGTTGTTTGGTAAAGATGCATTCAAAAAAGGTGAGATAGAAGGTAATGAATTTAAAACAGGTACTTTAGAAACAGAAGAAAATATAAGAATGGCTCTTGATATATTAGAGGGTGATGGAGGTAAAAAAGGTAGAAGATCATTTTTAACTAGATTTTTTGGTGGCACAAGAGAAAGATATAGAGGCCCTAGGCTTAATTTAGGCTTATATGGTACACAAAATATTTATTCGATATTAGATGACTTATCTATAAATCATAGCGAAAGTGAAACGTTTAAAAGCCCACTTGTAAAGTTTGCTTTAAATAGAATGTCACAAGCTGAAAACGATTATCACCAAAATAAATATGCTGTATTAGAAGTTTTAAATAGAAAAATGCGAGAAATATATGACATAGCAGAATTAGACGCTAGTGCAAATACTCGTAATAAAAATAAATATCAAAAAAATGTTACTGATATTTTTAGAGAAAATGAAAGAAAAAATAAAACTAAAAAATACATACAATATTTAGACGAAGAAGGTAATCCTCAAACTGAAACAGAACAGTGGTCAGCTAATGAAGCTGCTAAAATATATATTGAAATGCAAGACCCTACAAACCATCGCGGTTTTGAGACTATGGGTATGATGCGTAGAAAATATAGTTTAAAAGAAAGATACAAATCATTTGAAGACTTTCAAAAAGATGCTGAAGCGTACAATCAACTTGAAATACAAGTTGTAGGTCAAGGCTTTGAAGGTTTAAGAACAAGAACAGTTGAGCAAGCAGTAAATGCTATTAACACTATAAATAAGTTAAAACTTGAAGCAATTGAAAAAGAATTTGATGATAAAGCTATTTCTTCAAAGGCAAAAAAGGCTAAACAAAAAATGCAAGCTTCGGCTCATGAAAAAGCACTGGCTCAAATCAGGAAGTCAGCGCAAGAAGCATATGAAAGAGACACACAAGGAGGTTATGAAATTACTAATAAGGGACAAGCTATTATTGATTTAGTAGATCCTCAGTTAATGAAATGGGCTGATTTTGTTGTAAATGAATTTTTCCCAGCGTATTCACACGGTGAACTATATGAAGGCCATACCAATTTGGATAAAGTCTTTAGAGGTGTTTATGGATTTAGCTTACCAAAAAATAAAAAGTATTCTCCTGTAATGAGAAAGTTAGATTCTAATATGTTAAATGAAGGAATTGACTTACTTACACCCGAAGCTTTTTATCAGCAAATGACAAGCAGTCACTTTAAAGAAAAACAAAATAATTCAATGGCTTTAGCTAAACAAGATATTAATAATATGTTGTTACGCTTTGTACATAAAATGGAGTTCTTTAAAGCATACCAAAAGCCTTTAACTGATTTAAATAATGTATTTAATAATGAAGCTGTTAAAGATAAAATAAACGACGATTTTGGACCTGAGTATAATAAATACTTAAATATGAACCTTCGTGGTTTTGCTGGTAAGGAAAGAGAAATGAACGGTTTATTGCAAACAATACAAACTGTAAGATCAAACTACGTAATAGGTAGTTTAGGGGCAAAGCCTTCTCTTGCGTTAAAGCAGCTTACATCTTTTGTAGCTTATGGTGCAGACATGCCAATAACTGAGTTTAGTAAAGGTTTATTAAACCTAGCAAGAATTGGTGACACATCAAAAGGAGAGGCTTTATTACCAGAGTTTAAAGAAGCTTATGAAACATTAATGGCATTACCTTATATGAAAAAACGTTACTCAAGATTACAATTTGATGACGCTTTAGCACAGGTACTAAGTCCAGCTGAATTTGAAAGAGTTCCAAACAAAGTCGCTTATGCAAAGAAAAGATTAACGAATGCTTTAATGTCTCCTGTTGTATTTGGTGATAGACTAGCTATTATAATTGGAGGCTGGCCAAAATATAAATACGAATACAATAAAGCTTTAGAAGCTGGAAAGACAGAACAAGAAGCAAGAGAAATAGCAGCCACTGAATTTGAAGCGTCAACAAGATTTGCTCAGCAAGCATCTGAAGCATCTGATTTATCTGTAGGGCAAAGAGACCCTATAGGTAAAATGATGGCTATGTATGCTACATCTCCAATGTCTTATTATAGACAATCAAGAGCGGCTATACGAGCTCAAAGTGCTGGAAAAGGTACATCCTTAGAAAACTTAAAAAAAGTAATAATATATCATTTTATATTACCTCAACTATTCCAAGGTGCTACAAATGCATTTAATTACGCTCGTAAATATATGATGGACGATGATGAAAGAGGAGAAGATTTAAAATTTAATATGCAGGCGTGGATTGACGATCCTTCATGGAAAAATTGGGATAAGATAGAAATAGGAGCTATTCCTAGATCTCATATGAGAGCAGCTGTAGTAGGCAGTTTTAACGGTATGTTTATTATGAAAGATATTATAAGCTTTTTTACAAATTTATATATTGAAGATTTAAACTACGGATATAGAATGTCCCCTTTAGAAAGTCCTATAGAAGCTTTTGGTAGAGGTACAGTACAGGCTTTAAATTTTAATAAAGAATTATTAAAAGCGCAAGAAGAGATAGAGCCAGAAGACATATATGATGCCATTGAAAAATGGGCTAAAGCAACAAAACCAGCTTTAGAAATAGGACTTGGTGTTCCAGCAACAGGTATTGGTAAAGCAATAGAACCTATATGGGAACACATGAGAGAAGAGGAAGTTGGCTATGATCCAACAATAAATTATAAAGTAGAAGAACCATTCTAATGAGTGAGCTAAGAGTAATATCACATAAGTCAAATCGCGGTAAAAACGAAAAAAGCCGTAAGAAAGGTAGTAAGCGTAAAAAGTTTACTGCTAATGGCAAATATAAAAACGGTAATCGCGATTATAAATATGAATACAACAAGTATCATGCTTCTGATTCTGCTAAAAAAGCACGGTCAAAAAGAAGACGTGATAGAAAGAAAAAAATACGTAAAGTAACTAAAGGTAACATTGGAAATAAAATGAGGTTGCCTGAGGTAGATCACATTAACGGAATTAAATAATTTAACTATATTTGTAAAAAATTATATTATGGCAAACGGATTTTTTCAAAAAGGACCTAAAAGAAATAAGCGAGGCATTTACGAGGTGCGTAGAGGCTTTGATAGAAGTCCTAGTGCAAGAAAACCAGGTGGTGGTATATTAGGTGGTATAGGCCGTGCTATAAAAGGTCTTGTAGGTGCTACACCACAGGGCGATGCTAGAAGAGAAGAAAGACAAATGCGTCGCAAAATACGACGTAATTTAAGAAATCCACAGCCTACAGAGGCGGGTATGTCAACAAAAGGTCTAAGCCGCGGTGATGCTAGAAGATTAGCAAGAACCATGGCTCCACAAGCAATTGAATCACAAAAGAAAGAAAGACTAGCTGAGAATAGACGTAAAAGAGCTTTTAAAGAAGAAAAAGCAAACAATAAGCCTATATCATTAGATAAAAGATCTGGTCAGCCTGAAAAATCTACTAGTATGCCTAAACCTAAAGGCTATAAACCATCTTCGCCATCTCAGGTAAATAGAAAAAGCAAAGATAATGTTTATGAATATACTGATCGCTCAGGTAAAACAACGTCTTACGATCCTACAAAAAAGAAAAGTAATAAAAACTCTATGATTGCCGAAGATTATACTCGCATAAGTAGAGGAGGTATATATGGTAAAACAAGTTTACAACAACAAAAAGCTAAATATCAAGAACGGGCTAAAGGTAATGTTGCAGCTATGGCTAAGGCTAAAAAAGCTGGCAAGGAAACTTTTGAATATATAAATCCTCGTACCGGAGAAAAAAGAACAATAAAAACAAGTAATTATAGAGTAGGTAGATATACCTAATAATTTATAAAATATAAATAAAATATGGCAACTTTAACAGCGGCGATAACATTAACATCACAGGCAGGCGGCCCATTTTCTGATGCCTTAGCTACATCTTTATCTACAACTTATACAGTAGATTTAGCTAATGAAATTAAAAAAATTCAGCTTACTGGTACAGCAATTCAAATACAAGAAGCTGATTTAACTGGAGCTACATTATTAATAGTTAAAAACATAGGTACTACAGCTGGAACTCATTTTGTAAAAGTGCATAACTCATCTACTGATACTATTGCATCTAATCGTATTTCAACTTTAGATGTAGGCGAAGTTGCAATAATACCAGGAAGTGGTGCACAAGATGTTTATGTAAACGGTACATCTGGAGAGTTTGTAGAAGTAATGATATTTACAGTTGCAGCATCTGACAGATCTTAAAAATTATAATTATGGCAATGAAAGACTTATCCGGAGACGGTAAAATAACAATGAAAGACGTTCTTATTGGACGTGGAGTAATAACTGCAAAAGGTAAAAAAGCTAAAAAAGCTAAAAAAAATAAAGTACGTTCAAAAAGAAAAGCAAAACTAAATAGATATTAAAATTATGCCAGGTCTATATTCAAAAAGAAAACAAAAACAAGATGCTAATCTAATGAGTGCTAAATCTTCTGTTTTACAAAACAAAGAAAAGCCTCAAGCAAAGGTTAACTCGCCAAAAGCTGAAACTCCAAAAGTAAGAAATACTAAAAGTATTGAGCAAAAAAAACGTGATGCAAGGCGTAAACTTATGAAACAAAAAAAATCTTCTTCAGGAAATTATGGAATGAAAAAAGAAAAAAGACGTTTGCCTAGCCTATCTCCTGGTGATAGACTTAATGAAATAAAAGAAAAACGCAAAAAAAAAATGACTAGACCTAATTATTAATGGCACATTATTCTAAGCGAAAAACAAAAGTAAAAAGCAAACGCAAAAAAGGCGGTTGCGGTAAAAAGAAATGCGACTGCGGTTG